GAGGGATTCGTCTGTGACTTGTTACCACCCGGTAAGAGCATGGATGAAAATGGGTCAGGGTCCCGGGCAGGGGACCTGGCCCATTGTTTTTGATGAGAAGTATGCAGATTTAAGTCAGCCCCTGCAGATCCCCTGTGGACGGTGTATTGGTTGTCGTTTAGATAGGTCTATGCAGTGGGGAAATCGTATTATGCATGAAGCGTCATTGCATGACAGTAATTGTTATTTGACATTGACATATGGAGAGATGCCAGAAAATGGTTCTCTTAATTTGCGTGATATTCAGTTATTCTTTAAAAGATTGCGTGAAAATGTTGGAAAAGTCAGGTATTATCAGTGTGGCGAGTATGGTGAAGATATGGGACGTCCTCATCATCATGCAATTGTATTTGGTTATGATCCTACAGATAAAAATTTACTGTGGGAAGAAAAGGGTTTTCAGTACTGGGACAGTGAGATTATAAAGGATGCTTGGAAAATGGGTCACGTGGTTGTTTCTGATGTGACCCGTGAAAGTGCTTTGTATGTGTCAAGGTATTTAACTAAAGGTGTTTCGAGATTAGAGAGAGATTCTCATTACAAAGGTAAAATGCCTGAGTATGCAACTATGTCCCGTAATCCCGGCATCGGTGCCGGTTGGGTAGAAAAGTATAGAGATGATATTACTAATGTTGATGGCGTTGTTTGTCCTGGCGGTTATATTTGCCGTCCCGGTCGTTACTATGATTCTAAACGTGATAGGGAGGAACTGGAAAATGCGAAGCTGAAAAGGAAAGAGATGATTGATCTGGAGAATTCGACGGCCCGCCGCTTGGCGGCGAGGGAAAGATTGAAAATGGCTCAAAAAAAATTTATGAAAAGGAGATTTGAGAATGCAACAAGCAATATTCAGCATACGCGATAAGAAACTTTCTGTTTATGGTATGCCGTTTTTCTTTGAAACGGAAGTAGAGGCTAAGCGTTATATGGGACTAATGATGAATCGTGAGACTCATCAGTTTTATGTTTATGCTGAAGATTTTGAGCTTGTGCAGCTCGGAACGTGGAACGATAAGGGAGAATGGAATATCCATGATAATCCGATTCATATTTGTGAGCTAATAACTATTCGTCAAATGCTTGATCTCAGAAAGAAGGTACAAAATGCTTAGTGATAGAATGGTTCCAAGGAAAGCAATGGTATTTTCCGGAAATACAATGACTCAAGCGCATTTTCAGGAAAATGCAAATATTAATTCAATAATGGCCCGTTATAAAAAAACGGGTGTTCTAGGAACTGGTCTACAGGGTTTTAGACGACCTCAGTTCGGTAATTTCGTAGGAATGGATTTTCAGGAGATGAACAACATTGTTGTTCGTGGCAATGAGCTGTTTATGCAGTTATCGCCAGATATCCGGAAGCGTTTCCATAACGACCCGGGAGAGTTGATTCAGTTTATCAATGATGAAGGCAATAGAGACGAGGCTATAAAGCTCGGTTTCTTGCCTAAGCCGGAGGCGCCAAAGTCGTCGGAGACGACGTCCGCACCTACTAATACTTGACCGTATAGGTGCGGACTGACAGTTTAACTGGTTAAACGTCAGTAAAGGAGCGGTAGCGACTGTGAAAAAAGGGGGTAATAAAAGTGGTTCAGGATACTCTAAGTCTTGTGGCTTCGTCTTCAACAATGCAGCAGGTAGTGGTTGTAATTCAAGCTGCGCTGGTTATTATAGGTGCAGTTTTAACGTTAATCAAAAAAAAGTAAGGAGATTGAAAAATGAAATCGCCGGGTAATCATACTTTTGCTCAAGTGCCATCTGTGGAGATTCCAAGGTCTGTATTCGACCGCTCTGCAGGCTATAAGACAACGTTCGACGCGGGTAAGCTAATTCCATTCTATGTTGACGAAGCTTTGCCTGGGGATACTTTCCGGCTGAATACGACGTTATTCGCGAGGCTTGCAACTCCGTACAAGCCGATTATGGACAATATGTACCTTGAAACGTTCTATTTCAGCGTTCCGATAAGGCTGATATGGGATAATTTTATGAGATTTATGGGGGAAAAAGACAATCCCGGCGATACGACGGAATATTTTGTCCCTCAGCTCGAAGCGCCTTCTGAAGCCGGTTGGACAACCGGTTCACTTGCCGATTATTTCGGCTTGCCTCTTGGTGTTTCGAATTTGGAAGTTAGTGCATTATGGCATCGTGGCTACAATTTTGTGTATAATTCTTGGTTTAGAGACCAAAACTTAATTACTTCGGTGGCTGTTCCGAAAGATGATGGCCCGGATAGTGAGGGTTCTTATGAAATTCTTAGGCGTGCAAAAAAGCACGATTATTTCACGAGTGCTCTTCCATGGCCGCAAAAAGGTGATGCAGTGCCCCTCCCTCTTGGCGAAAGTGCGCCGGTTTATGGTGACGGTAAAACGCTCGGATTGCAAAATAATCCGGCTTCGGTTGGTCTCGGAATGTCTTTTGATCCTACGATTTTAGGCCCTGGGCCTGCCGGTCTTGGTGCTCTTACTGTTGGCGTAGAGTCTTATGATACCAATACGAATACTTCGACCGGTAGTATTACTAGGCCAACTCTTGCAAGGTCGTTAGGTATTGTTGAAAAGGATACCGATGGTGGACATTCTGGTATGTATGCTGATTTGACCGGCGCTACAGCCGGTAATATTAATGCACTGCGCGAAGCTTGGCAGATTCAGCGTATGCTCGAGCGTGATGCAAGATCGGGAACTAGGTACGTTGAGATAATCAAGTCTCATTTCCAAACGACAATGCCACATTCGTTATACCGTCCTGAATATTTGGGCGGTTCTTCTACTCGGATTAATGTGAACCCTGTTCAACAGACGTCTGCATCTCCTTCGACTCCGACTGATAAAAACGCGCAGGGAAACCTTGCGGCGTTTGGTACTGCTGCAGACGGTAGGGGGGGATTCACGAAGTCATTTTGTGAGCATTGCGTAATTATTGGTATTGTTAATGTTCGCGCGGATCAGTCTTATCAGCAAGGTATACCGCGCATGTTTTCGCGTCAGACGAAATACGATTTTTATTGGCCTGCGTTTGCTCATCTTGGAGAGCAGGAGATATTGAAAAAAGAGATTTACGCGCAAGGAAGTAGTGTTGATGAACAAGTATGGGGATATCAAGAAAGATTTGCGGAATACCGGTATATGCAGAGCAAAATAACCGGGAAATTCCGTTCTTCTGACCCTCAGAGTCTTGATGTGTGGCATCTTGCGCAGGATTTCGGTAGTCTTCCGGGTCTTGATCAGGATTTTATTGAAGATCATAGCGACGATCAAGTCGATCGTGCTATTCAGGTTCCCGGGGAACCTCAGTTCTTGTTGGATGTTTATTTCGATCTTAAGTGTGCAAGGCCCATGCCTGTTTATTCTGTTCCGGGTCTTGTGGATCATTTCTAATTGACGATTGGCGATTAGGCAATAGTGTGTCAATGTTAGCGTCCCGGTACACCGGCCCGAAGGGTAGCCGGTGCCGGGGCGCGGTTCTCTTGGTTTTTAACCATGTATACTGCCGAAGGCAGTTTCTATTGTGAGCGTAGCGAACTGTATAAAGTGGGCCGTTTCGGCCCGTGTAATCATTCCCGGGTTTTTCCGGGTTTCTCCGGATTACCGGGAATTTAATTATGCGAGCTATGCGAGCATTGTGAGCGAGCGCATGCGAGCGTTTGAACGAAGCTTTAGCGGAGTTGTCTTATTCTTCGCGACCGCCGAGTAAAACGCGCGCGCGCTTCGTGTGTGCGAAGTAATAGGCGGGAGCGGTCTTTTTATGAAAAAAGTATTGTTTATTCTGTGTTTAATTGTAATATATAAGTGTGTATGTGCCTTCCCTTATTTTTAAGGGAGGGCTTATGGGTAGGTTAACAAAAGGGAGATTATTATGAAAATATCTGCTGGTGATGTTTTGCAAGCTGGTGGTTCTATTGCGTCCTCTGCTGCCTCTTTTGTGTCCGCTGAGCGTCAGATGAAATTTCAGGAGCGTATGTCGAATACTGCTCATCAGCGGGAAGTAGCAGACTTAAGGGCTGCGGGTTTGAATCCTATATTGTCTGCTGGTGGTTCCGGTGCGTCAACTCCTACGGGTACTATGGCACATCCGGAAAATCCTTTAGCGGGTATTTCTCAGACTATGATTAATCGTGATATGGCGAAAGCTTCTATTCGTAATATGGACAAGGATATTGAGGTTAAGAGTCAGGGAATGCGTGAGAGTAATCAACGAATTATTAATATGGAGCAAGACAAGATTTTGTCAAGTGCTCAAGCTTTGAAAGTTGCTCAAGAGACGAAAGGAGCGGAAAAAAATGTGGAATTATTGAAGCAACAAATTTCTGAGTCTGCGAAACGTATTGAAAAAATGCAGGCGGAAATTGATAATATGCCATATACGGGTTCTCCGTTAAATATGATGTTTCGGATAGGTAAAGATATGTGGGACCCGCCTAAAAATTGGACTCCTAAGCAAAAGAAAGATTTCAAGGTGGATCAATCTAAAGCAATGGATTATATTCCACCTAACTAGAAAGGAGGTGAAAAATGCGTCGATATAAGCTTTCAAAAGGTAAAAGTCGTCGGTCTTTTAAGGCCGGTTCGATGGTAAAGTCTAAAAATTATGGAAATCCGATGCGCGGAGGGATTCGTCTGTGAC